GACAGAGTATCATAGAGGAATGTGGAGGTATCTTCGGCCTCCCCGCCTGCTTTGTCCACGGCTTTCACCTTTACGGTGTACGTGCCATCCACAGAGCCATCAGTAGGAAGCGGCGAGAGTAATTCCAGCGTTATTGTCATCATGGACATCGAGGAAGAGGACTGGGAAACACTCAGATTCGATCCAGACTACGAGAATGGTCAAACCGACTTTCTCCCCCTCGATGACGGGACTCTGCCTATTCAATGACCTACATGGACATTGGCTCTCTGGAAACAGAGTGCCCAACATGTGCTGAGAACGGGATCAACCACGACCAGCACAAAAACCTGATATTGAGTAGTCCATACAACACTGGGGTGTGGATTTGTGGTTTTAATTGGTTCTTCAACAGCAGTCTCCATCAAAACCTTGACGAATGGTTCATGCGCGGCATGAGCGAGGGTCACAGAAGGTTTCTAGTTATGACACCTCGTGACCACCTCAAGACCTCAATGTTCGGTGTTTCGTACATGACATGGTTGATTCTCAGAGATCCTGAAGTGAGAATCCTCTACCGGATGTCATCGGCAACAGAAGCTCAGAAGACGCTCAGGTCTGTATCAGACATTCTGAAGACATCTGAGGTTCTCGCCCACTTCTTCCCAGAGCGTGTCCTTAACCCCACCGACAGGAAGGTCAGAGACACCTTAGACGTGCTCCGCGTCAACAGGGCGGGGATCTACCGCGAGGGCACCGTAGAGGCCCGTGGTATTGATTCTAAGGTGACTGGTGGTCACTTCACCCACCACATCTACGATGACCTCATTGACGAGAACATGATCGACTCCGATACATTGCAGCAGATCGCAATCAATCGGATTAAGCGGTCAGACTCACTCTTTGTGAACCCATCCGAGGACATTGAGTTAATCATCGGCACTCGCTGGCCCGGAGCGTTCTACCAGTGGTTGATCGACGACTCAGGCATTACTGACGAGTATTGGTCCGCGATCCTCGGATGCTACGTTGATAGCAGATACCGCGACTTCCTGTCAATGATTGATAAGAAAACTGACAGATTAGACAACACCCCCATATGGCCCGAGCATTTCAGTGTTGAGTCCCTCAAGAAGATCCAGCGTAAATCTCCATATGACTTCATTCATCAGTGGGAGAACCGGGCGGTTGAGGAGGGTGGTAGACGATTCCGGAAGGAAGACTTCAACCACTACTACAAAGATGTCAATAAAGAGACATTTATTGACACTTGCTTTGTCAACATGGCGAATGGCGGCACATACAAGGTTGCTGTGGCAAACCTCTACCGCACGATTACGATTGACCCGGCGACAGGGGAGAATGAGCGCACAGACCAGAGCGCAATAACCGTGTGCGGGTTCGACAGGAAGACAGGAATGATCTTCCTCTTAGACGCTCAACAGGGTCGCTGGTTGCCAGATGAGCTGATCTCCCGCATCATCGGCAGTATTAAACACTGGAAACCGCACATTGTCGCACCAGAGGACGTGTCATTCCAGAAGACACTGAAGCACTTCCTCAAGCAGGAGATGTCCCGGCAGGGCGTTTCGTGCGCGATTAGACCGGTGAAACCAGGACGTACTGGGAAGGGCAGGCGCATTCTTGACGCTCTCCAACCCTTCGTTGCCAATGGTCAGTTGTACGTTCTGAAAGAACACAACGCAACAGTTGTAGACGAGCTGGTAGGTTTGCAGGTGGTGGGCGGCAAAGTAGTAGGGCGCAGCCCCAACCTCGCTGATAGCTTGTCTTACCACAGTGAGTTCTGGAGAGGGATCGAGCTGAGACAAGAGATGGTGTCTGAAGAAGATGAAATACAAGAATACGGGACGCAGAGGCCGATCCCTTACGGATTAGAATGTAGCACTTAGGAGGATGTATGCCGCAGCCGATTACGCCGGGGGCGAAGTTTGCTAGAGAGTTGATTCACTGGAACACAAACAGAGGAGACAACCCGCCGGTTATAGAGGGTGACTTTGGACTTAACCCAATTACTGATGATGAGATGATTCAACACATCCTCCACGCTCTCTTGTCTGAAAAGGGACTTGGCGTGTACAAGAGCAAAAAGGCTCTTAAAAAGAAGAAGCCAGCAACTCCGACTCCGTTCCCGACCGCGACCCCGCCGCCTGGAGCACTTGGTGTTGGCGTGGGGACTATTAATGGCCCCAGCCGTAATGATCTTCTTGAAGAACAAAAGCGGCGGCTGGGAATCTAAATTAGGAGATTGCTATGAGCAAGACAATTGATGAGCAACTTGAAGAAGTGCGAGAGTGGTTTGACGATGGATGTGTTGGTAATGTCGTTATCTTCCGCTCCCCCAAGGCACACCACGTAGATTCAATCATAGAAGAAACCATTAAACTACACGAACTGGACACCCCAACCCGTGCCCTTGTCGAGCAGGTATTTGAACTCTTCGATTCAGAGCGAATGGAGTTCTACCGCGACAGAGATGGGTATCCAGATCGAGTAAAGGTCGTTAGGAGAGGCTAGTGTTTCAATTCGATAGCCCACAAGACGGAGTAGGTTCCGTCAAGTTCGGCAAGGGTCGGCCCGATAAACTTGTTGCTTACTTGAAAGAGGACCACGAGCAGGCATTGCGGGACCGTGGTGGGCTTGAGAAGAAGTGGAAGCTGTGGCTGGATCAAGCCAACTCTCGCCGCGTCCGTCCCGATGCCAAACGCCGCGATTCTAAGATTGACATGCCGTTTACACGCAAGCGCCTTATGCAGAACGCTGCTAGGCTGCTGAACCCGATCTTCCAGCAAGACCAGCTTATGGTCGCAAGCCCATCTTTCCCGCAGTACGATGAGTTCTCAAGAGCGCTTGAGGGCTTCATGGAGTACATTACCGGCAAGGTGCCATTGCAAGAAATATGTGAGGACTGGGTTGAACAGTTTCAGGTGTTCAACTTGGGCGTGGTCAAAACCCCATTCACTCGTAAGGTGAAGAAGGTTAAACAGTGGAAAGAGATTGATTTTGAGCAGTACCAAGTGCTCAAAGATGAGCAGTTCCCCGGTATAACCAAAAGGGAATTCAAAGACAAGACCACGCCCGCCAAATACTATGTCGAGGAAGATAAGAATGTCACCACCTTCGAGGGTGCTGACGCTCAGATCGTCCCGGTTGAAGACTTCATTTGTCCTATTACTACTGCTGATGTAGAGTCGTCTGATTGGGTGACTCATCGCCTTTGGCTGACCCGCTCCGCGATTGATGAGCGCATTAAGGCAGGAGTGTATGACGAGAAAGATGGGGAAGACAAGGTTCTCGACATTCTCGGTAAGCCCTATTCCGAGCGCAAAAAGATCCTCGATTACACGACTACAGAGGACAAGAAGGACAAGCAGGGCGAAGCCTCATCAAAGCAGTACGAGATTATGGAAACGTATCTTGCTTTTGATTACGAGGGCAAGGGTGAGCGCAGAGAGATCATCGTAACGTGGGACAGGAAGTCCGGTGCCCTTCTTCGTTGTGTTGACAACTTCTACCAGAACTACTGCCGTCCGTTCGTTGTACACCACTACAAGCGCGTTCACGGGTCCATCTTTGGTATCCCCGCCACTTTCATGCTTGAGCCGCTCCACGTCGCCAATAGCGCGTCTGTGAACCAGAGACTTGACGCCGCATCCAAGGCGAACGAGAAGATCATTTGCGGTCCTCCTGGTTCAGCCACCAAGATGAAGGCAGTGTTCGATCAGAATGGGCTTACTGGTGGTTACTACGAGACAACCGCCACCAAGGACGAGATGTTTGAGATGGGACTCTCCCAGCCCTATACTCAGCTCCCGGAGCTTGAGGGGATGTTTGAGAAGCAGGGAGACGAACTCCTCCACCTCAGTCCGTATTCATGGGGCAACGAGCAGGTTCAAAGGCCGACCGCAACCGGCCAAGTGACACTTGTAGAAGAGTCAAAGCAGCCGCAGTTTATGCAGCTTGAGCGGTTCAGAACCTCCTTCGCTGAGGTTGTGATGCACATGATCTCCCGCTATCGTCAGTTCTACCCAGAAGGTATGCGCTACTACATGGAAGCGGTTGACCCGCAGACAAAGCAGGCGCTTGAGACGATCACTCTTGAATGGCCGGAAGAGGCAATCGAAGAGTCGGTGATTGTGCAGACCAAGGTCACATCGGCGCAGATGTCCAAACAGCTTCGCAAGCAAGAGATCGTCGCCATGCTCGACCGCATCCCGCAGCTCTATAGCACCATGGCTGAGATGGCACAGGGTGCAATGCAGGGTGGCCCAGGCGCGATGGTTTCTCTCAAGATGCTCCAGGGGATGCAAACCCTTGTTGATAGCTTCTTGATTGAGTTCGAGGTTCCAAAGAAGGATCGACTTAACCCGGAACTGGTACAGGAGGTACAGGTTGCTCAGATGGTTCAGCAGCAAATGCAACAACTTACTCAGCAGATTCAGACGTTACAGGGACAGCTTGCACAGGCTCAAGCCGCCGCCGGAGCAGTCCCCGGACCCGGAATGGGGCCGCAGGCTGGCCCTCCGCAGGGAGTACAAGGACCTGCTCCAATGGGTATGGCAGGAGCGTGAGCGCAGCATACACAGATTGAGAAAAGCAAAGGGGGACGATGAACTAAGGTCGGCACAAGGCGAGTTTATTACCACAGAGAAAATCTACTCATTTTTAGTGAGCCATTTGGAGGAGGACGACAATGGCAGATGAACCTATCGCGGTGGAACCCACCGATGACGTGGCCCCCGAGCCAGTAGTTGAGCCGGATGCCACTCCCGAGCCGGAGCCGCAACCGGTAATTGAGCCTGATTGGTTGGATGCGCCTGTTTCGCCGGAGCCTGCACAGCAGCAATACCAGCAGCCACCGCAGTACACTCCGCAGCAGCAACAGGCATACAATCAGCAGCAACAGTACATGCAGCAAGCACCGCAGGTGCCCGATGTCAATGACGACCTGAACCGGTTCGTACAAGACCCGAGGACGTACACGACAGAGGTTGCACGGCAGGAAGCTGCAATGATCGCACAGCAGCAGCTAGCACAGCAGTTAGGCCCCATTAACGCGCAGATGAATGCGTATATGGAAAGCCAGCTTGCGATGCAAACGAGCGAGGCTGATAACGCGATCAGATCAATGTATCAGAACGAGTTTAACAAGGATGAAGTCTTTGTTGGAGACAAGAGGGTCCAAGCGGAGTTGCAGAATACTCTTAGTGGACTCAGGCAGTCTGCGGAGTATCAGGCCAGAATGGGCAATCCCCGCGCACTCTTAATGTTCCAACAGCCGGGCTTCGCGAACGTGGCACTTGCGGCAGTTAAAGCCGCTCTTGGTGCCACTGGAGGGGCAGTTGCCCCAGCGGGCGTTCCTCATGTTGAATCAACATCTCCTACGGCAACTCCGAGTTCAGGCGTTCAAGCCGATCCGGACACAGTCGAGGCGTTGCGCCAAAAGTTTGGCGACTCTTATGTTGAGAGATACATGAAGGAATTTGAAAAAGAAGGGCAAAGGAGCTAAACCATGCCACAGCACCCAAAAACCTCAGACTGGGAAAAGTACGAGGAAGTTATCAATGCGGGAACTCAAGGATGGAACCCGCTACAGCGTCTACCGAAGCTTCTTGAAAAAGAGTACAAGTGGATGCGAGATTTCAATGTTGGCTTCTGTTCGGAAGCTGACTTGTCTCACTGGCGCTCGATTGGATGGGAACATCTCAAGACAGAGCACTTCAATATCGACAACTTTAATAACGCCATCGCTCTACGATTTGGGTTGACTGATGACGCTGGACTTATCAAGTACAATGACAATTGGTTGATGATCCAGCCGAAGGACTTCCGTGAGCGTGTGCTCAAGGCAAGAAACGATTCTTTCGAGGAAATGTATGCACAGAGTGTTACCGCACAGGGCGGGGCACCTGACGCAGATCCGCGTAAAGATGAACTGGACAGACTGTCCGGTGGTAAGCTTGAGTCATACAAAGTACAGAATGTCCCGCAGGATACAAGCACGGAGGAAACTCCTGCACCAAAGCGTAGAGGGAGGCCACCGAAAAAGAAATAGAGGAAAATTATGGCCGCTAGTTCTTGGAATGCTCTCCAGCCCAGGCTTGCACCTGAGTATGGAGAAGTTCCTGAAATTATGTCCTTCCCGGAAACCGCAAGCCAGTCATTCAAGGCTGGAACTCCGGTTAAACTCACTACCACGGCCGGGACCATCGAACTCGCAGAGGATGGCACCACCGGATTTCTTGGGATTGCAATGGAAGATGCCTCTGGTACTACCGCTGCTGCTCTCAAGGTTCAGGTTTGCCGTGCTGAAACTCCGGTTATTGCCAGGGTTACTAACAATGGAACCGATGCTCTCCCAACGACCCTTACTCAGGGCGTTGCTTATGATTTCTATATTGATGCGGACAGCGTCTTTTATGTTGATGCAGCGGCTACCTCTGGCCCGGTCTTGATTTATGAATCTCCGATTCTCGGCCCCGATGGTGCTTCAACTTACTGGGGTAAGTTCAGGCTCCTGCCTGGACAAGCCGGTAATCTTGACGAAGCCGCGGCATAGGGGGTAACAGATGGCTAGCACTACTTATTCGTTCGCCAAGGCTGTTGCTCTTACCGATTATCAGCCCGCATTTCGCAGTAACCAGGACGAGCAGCTTTGGGCCTATGACAAGGTCTGCTCAATGAAGAACACCTCTCGGGCAACCGAGCAGGTCTTCTCCTTCTCAGGACTCCCGGCTGCTAGTCAGACTGGTGAGCTTGAGCCGATCTTCTATACCGACATGAATGAGCTTGGCGCGACCACGTTCACCGTGAACAAGTTCACCCTCGCTACCATGATGAGCCACGAGCTTATCAAGGACAACATCCATCTTCCTGATCTCATGAAGGAAGCTGGTAAGGCCGCGAAAGAATCGCATAACTATGTGAAGGCCGCTGCTATCGCCGCGATCTTCAACCGTGCGTTCAATAGCTCGTACACCATGTACGATGGTGTTGAACTTTGCGGAACCCACACCATGAAGGACGGGACCAGCTACGATAACGATCTGACTGCTGCTTCCCTTACCTTTGATAACCTGTGGCTTGCGATCAACCACTACGAGACTTCTCTCGTTTCTCACGCCGGACTCTACCTGCGTGACAAGCCCGAGTGCCTCGTGTACCACCCGTCGAAAGAGAAGGAAGTCCAGGCGCTTCTCAAGTCTCAGCTTGAGCCGGGAACTGCCGATAACGACAAGAACACCATTCGGGACTACAACCTGAAGCCGGTGCCTTGCCGCTT